CTAATTTAAAATTACTAATAATTTTAAGCAGTCAATAGTGGTATTTTATAATTAACTCCATTTATTCTAACTGTCCACGTTTTATCTGGAGTAATTGACTCAGTTGTGATAGTACCAGCATTAGAGCCGGCTGATCCGACTACGAATTGATTATTTGCAGTAGCTGTTGCAAATGTACCTATGAGTATTGAATTATTAAAATTTCCACTGCTGCTTGCTGCGCCTATTGCAATATTTCCATTACCGACAGTATTAGAATACATGGCATTAAAACCAATCGCTATATTAGAATCACCTGCAGTATTAGACCCCAATGAATCAATTCCAACACTTGTATTATTATCACCAGTCGTGTTACTATATAAGGTTCTTGTTCCAATGGCTACATTACCAGAGCTTTCATTATTGTACATTGCATTAAAACCTATTGCAACATTACTACCGCCGCCAATATTTGATAATAATGAGTCGGTGCCAAGCGCAATATTACTACTACCATCCTCATTATTTTGCAATGCATTTTTCCCAATAGCACAATTATCAGTTCCTATCGTATTACTAGATAATGCTGAAGCTCCTACTGCAGTGTTAGCATAACCATCTTGATTTCTTTGTAAAGCATAGTAACCTATTGCTACGTTATGGTCACCTACTGTATTATTATACAAAGCCAAAGTACCAATTGCTGTATTAAAAGAACCTGTTGTATTTTCCTCCAATACTCTTGATCCTATACCTGTATTAAATCCACCGGTAGTTGTAGATTTTAAAGCACCATCACCAATAGCAATACTACCTGTTGCATCAACTGCATTTAGTAATGCTTGTCCACCGATGGCAACTACACCGTCACAGTTAGCATCATTATTTAATGCATACGAACCAATAGCAACATTACGATTAGAATTAACTGCATTATACAAAGAATATGTACCTATTGCTATATTACCTCCAGCTTTTTCAAGACTAAATGATGAATGACAACCTAATGCAATGTTGTCACCTTCATCACCCATTTCATGATTAACACCTAAAGCATTCTCGCCTATTGCAAGATTACATATTTCATTTGTTGTTACCCTAGCACCAAGTGGTGTTTCTACACCAAGCTCATCTAAGCCATACCATATGCCATCATCTTTTGCATATATTTTATTGTAGCCTGTCTCAGGAGTATCGGGAGTAATTCCTACATTCTTATGTTGAGGTATATTATTAAGTTTCTTAGTCATTATATAATATTAAATTTTTGCTTGGATTACAATCTTACCATCTGTTATATTACCAGTTGAGGTTAAATAGAATGAATTATCATCAATATATGATATATCGATATCAACTGGAACGTTTCCATCTCTTGTGCTATATACAAAGTCTTTAGTATTTAATCCATGTGTAATAGTTAATGGAATACCTGCAGTAGCTATGAAATTTTGTATTATAACTTGAACACTTGTACCGAGTGCTAAGTTAACTATTTTAACTATTCCTGCGCCATAGTTATTAATTTGGCCGCTCGGCGAAATAATTAAGGCTCCATTTGCAATAACTAATTCACCGTAATTATCAACGATTCCATCAATCGTAAAATTTCCATAAACCCAGTATTGATAATTAGCATCAATTGTTAACACTTCGGTAGACTCAATTAATATCTTATGTCCATTTGCTGCACTACCTCCACTTGAGTCATTTGTTAAACTGACCCATCCTTTACTATGTAAATATCCAATAAAATCTTCACCGAATACTGGATCTATTCCAGCAACGCCGGTATAAACTATTTCCCCAGGAACACCGACTGTTGGATATGTTGGAAAATCAGTAAATCTCTGTCTCTGAGTTTCAGCAACATCTACTAATAACGATCGACCTACCGCATTTCCAGAAGATGGAATAGTAAATGTAGAAATACCGCTTTCTGTAACAGTTAACGAGGTAGTAACTTCAACTAACTCAAATTTACCAGAATATACATTAAATGAATTTGCTATTTCATCATAATTAATATTATTTAAAAATTCTAAATTTGAATCTGATAATTTCTTAAAATTTAAGTTAGTTACATCAATTAATGAAGTTAAACTTGCATTAGTCAATCGTTTTATAGATTGCAAATTTTGATAAACAAGCATTATTTATAAGTTTATTTTTGTTATTTATTAATTATTAGAGTTGACTTATCTATTTCTGAATTTAGAGTAACCTTTCCTCTATTAACTAAACACTCTTTTAAATCAGCATTAATCATCTTTGTATCAGGATTATCTAAAAAACTTGAAACTACTTCATTTGATTCTCCTAAATAATCACAATCTATTAATTTAGAAAACTTAATCCTATTATTTGAAAAGATGGTACACTCGCTTAATTTAGAATTACGAACGATACAATTTTCAAAAAGACATCCTTTAACATCACCTTCAACTGTACACTCATAAAATTCTATTCCTTCAAGAAGAATACTTCGTCTTAATTCAGCACCCTTTATCTGTAACACTTGACTATTAGTATCATAGTTAAGAACACCTTCAGTTATTCCACCGCCTATTACAATTTTAAATATTCTTTCTCGTATCTGTTGATAATGTGATTCAAGTAAATGAGGTACTTGTTTTAAATCAACATATAATCCAATATCTGGAAAAGCTGACCTGAAACCTAATAATGTTCTAGTAGAGTCAATTGCTGTTCTAAAATCACTTACCATTTCAGAAATTCTAATTTTTTCCTGATTTGAATAATTATAATTTTCAACTAGGGTATCATATGCATGTTCTATTATAATATTAAGCGATTCAATTGCCTCTTTCTTTTTTTGAGTATAATCCTTTCCGCTAATATAATTAACGATAAGTTTGCCTTCACGTATTTCAGAAAAATCAGTTGCAAAGAAATCTGATTCTGGGAAATTTAAATCAATTGATTCACCCTTTTGTATTAAAGACTCAGTTAGTACCATGTCATACAGTCGCCTAGGCTGAACATATTGTAGATGGTTTTGATAAATTAATCTATTTTCATTCATTGGCTGCGGCCATAATTCAAATAGAGCTTTTTCATCTAAACTGATGAGATATTTAAGTTTATTTAATTTCTCAAGACCATATGGCAAATCAAGTTTCTTTTCATTTAATTTAAGAGTTGTTTTAACTCTACATCTCTCTGTAGTAAAACCGATCGCTTCAATAATATTCGATACTTTTAAATACATATGAACTGCTTCTTGATATGGCATAAAACCTGTACTTAATTGCATTTCCTTATATCCATTTGAATATGTTGGCGCAAGTTTAAATACTTCATTTGTTGGTACAAAATTTGATTTTACTTCTTTAAACCATTTAATATTTTTTCCAAGTGCACGTGATATTTTTGCAGCAGCATCCATTTTTCGCATAGGAGAAAAGAATTCAAAACAAAAAGATATTTGTGAACTATCATATATGCTCTTTTTATCTAATGATTTAAACATTGCAGTATTTTCTTTATTCTATTTATCTAATAAGATTCTTTATCGAAATCGAAAGTATTATATTAAATTGTCTGAAATATAATATAATTGAATAAATAACATAAATAACTTTGCTAAATGGCAAAAATAGTAGATAATTATACAGTATTCAAGCAGCTGAGTATTTACGTTGATGACTTATTAACACAGTCAATAAATTATTTGACTTCTAAATATAGTCAAAGTAAAGCAATATTTACATCAGCTTCACCATTTGGACAACTTTTAGTAGTTGTTGAAAATTTAACTCAATTAGTATTCTTTTATGTAGAGGATTCTATTACTGAATTAAATATAAATGAAGCTACTCGATTAACTTCAATTTATTCACTAGCGACTTTGGCTGGACATAATGTGAGTAGAGCAGTATCATCAGTTGGCGAAATTAGTTTATCCACTGGTGCAGGTTCAGCCGATCCACCAGTAGATCTTGTAATTATTCCAAATTTATCTAGAATTAGATGTACAAATAATGGATTAACTTATATTTTAGATCTTCCGCAAGATGAAATAAAATTTTCATTAGCTGGTTCAAATAATGGATTAAAATTAGCAATACGTCAGGGGACTATTGAATCTCAAACAGTTGTCTCTAAGGGAGAGCCGGTTGAAAGCTTCTCAATAGGAAGTCCTCAAAATTACTATATTGATAATTTCCTAGTTAAAGTATGAGTAAATGGAGAACAGTGGACAAAATACGAGTCAATATTAGATATGCCGAGAGGAGATAAGGCATTTATGATAAAAACTGGAATGACTAGTGGAATTGATTTATTTTTCGGTAATGGAAATTATGGAAAGATACCTAATCGTGGAGCAGAGATTGTTGTGGAATATCTTATTACTGAAGGTGCAAACGGAAATATCTTAACTGAAGATTTAAGTAGTATTAAATTTGAATTCGTTGATACAGGATTTAGTTTACTCGGAGAAGAGATTGAATTAAATGAATATATTGAAATAACATCCTCAAATGCTCCATTCTTTGGTGCAAATTCAGAAGACTCTAAATTAACTCGATTACTTGCGCCTAGACAATCTAAAAGTTTTGCTCTTGTAAATACTGATCACTATGAAAACGTATTACGTAAATTAAAATTATTTTCAATTATTAATGTTTCGCTAGATGAAACAGATAATAGAATGTTGAATTTATTTGTGATTCCAGATATTAGAAAAACATTTAGTGTTGCACAAGAATACTTTAGTGCAAATATTAATAGGTTTATATTAGATACTTATCAAAAGAATCAACTTCTACAATATATTGAGAAATGTGGAACTAAGCTTATTTCAACGGAAATTCAAATAATTGATCCAATTCCTAGTTTATATGTAATCAATACATCAATTATTGTTTTTGATGATGTTTCAACAGATATTATTAAAAGAGATATTTTAAATTCAATCGGAGACTATTTTATACAGAATACTAGGTTAACGAGATTGCCTAAAAGTGATTTAATTAAGATTATTGAAGAGATAAATGGAGTAGATTCAGTTTCAATAAATATTATTTCTCAGAAAAATGAAGTTTCTAAGATTAAAAATCCATCGGCTGTTGATATTGGACTCGATGAATTTAATGATATTATCGTTAGTTTACATGAACTTCCAATAGTTAGAGGAGGTTTTACTGATCGTTATGGAAATATTTACTCTACTGGAATTACACCAGATTCATTAGGGCCAGTAAATATTCAAATTAAATCAATTGTACCCCGACCTAAAAAAGTAAATTAATATGGTAAAAGACAGCATATATCGCCCTATTTATGAAAGACACGAAAAACGTATTAATACGGGATTTAATTATAAGGGACAAATATTAAAGAGAACATTATCATCACAAATGTTCGGAGCACACCCTCTACTTGATTACTTATTAGATCAGGTTGAGAAAATAGTATATGAATGGGTAGAATCAGTAAAACAAATTAAAATCTCAGCTAATCCTGCACTAGATAAGTACGAAAATAAAATTAGATAATATGGCTGGAAATAAAGCGGGAATGAGTCGTGAAAATCGTGCTCACCTAAGAGACGAGATTCAATCACTACTTAGTTCAGTTGGTACTGAATCGCATAATGATATGGTAATCGATAACGAAATTTCAGAAAAAACTCGACCTGAAAGTCCATATGATTTTGAGGAAATGAGTAATCAGTTTACAATAAAGGCTAGAGAAATAACAGATTCCCTATTTAAGAATTTCGTAGACGCTGGAATATTTGAAAAGAATGATTATGCTAGACATAAAAAAGAATTAGATACTATTAATATATCGAATTTATTTTTTCAATTAAAAACAATTAAGATTACTATTATCAAAGTAATGGAGGAGATAACTTCTGGAAATACTCATCCTAGGCTGATTGAAGTAATGGGTCAGCTCCAAGATAAGATGGCTTCTATTACAAAGATGCAGGCAAACTATGTTATATTTCTTGAGGATACATATAGACAATTAAATTCAGCCCCTCCAGCAAACCCAGATTCACAGATAATAGATTCTAGTTCAAATGAAGGACAATTCTTTATTACGGTTGGGACAAAGAATGTAATGAAGAGTTTACCAGCTGAAGAAACTGATTTAAGTAAACATCGACCAGGTGCACTAGTTGACCCAAGTAATAAATCAGAATTGATGAGATCTAAAAATATACACCTTTCCTCAGATGATGAAGGCGATGATTTTATTGATCTAACTGAAATAATTTAATTACATGAAAGATATTATGACTAATCGAGGGGCATTTACGCCACGCAAGATTTCAGGTCTTTCTGGAGGAGATGATGATATTAATTCGTCGATGTGGACAACTCTTCGAATCAATAAATTATTGGACGAAGTTGATAATGGAATGGATATAAAGGGTCTACATAATTCTCCATTTAAAGATAATGACATTAATTTAAAAAGGGCAAATATGCCTTTTGAATATACACCAGAAGAGTGGAATGAACTT